CCGACTGCTACTTTGCTTGGACCCAGCATCCTGAAATATCACGTGTTCGGGATGAGCAGAACAGGTTTTCGGGATGCACTTAAAGCTATGACGGCAGCTATGCAGCGTACATTGTTCTTTCGTGAAGTCGGCGGAACCATGAGGAAGATAGGACTGGAAGAGCTTGCGGGTGGTGTGTACCTGCATGAATTTACGGGCCGTGCTGGATGGAAATATGATTGGCTGGATGATTATGCTCTCCGCGTCGACCCCAAGGCAGTCGTGAGACTAGTGGCGCCTGAGCCTGACGGTTCGGGTGATTGGACTCATGAAGCATGGGTACGAATGTATCGTAGTGTATTGAGTGAGCTGGCCGGGGAGGCTGCCTGTCTCGCTACACTTGAAGAAGACTCTCGGGGCCACTTTGACCGCAGGCAGGATTGGCTGGCCGGTGGCTCGGGAGGCGGTGCTAAAATCAGGGTGGGCATGCCTGACGCTGAGCCTGAACCTCCTTCGCCTCCCGCATTGCCCGCTGGCTGGCATGTGGGAAAGCTCGGTGACCTGATGGGCAAAGCGAAGAAGCCGCCGAACGCAAGAAAGGCACGAGTGCTGTTGTCGACCAAGCTGAGGTCGTCGATGAGCATGCGTGGCCAACCCGTCCCACCACTGCCCACGGGACCGTCATACACCATGGTTGTTGGTGTTGATGCCGGAGATTCTTGCCATTATTACTGGCATACGGATGATAATACTGGTGTTATTGGCTCTAATATAGCGGAGCTTAATGCCGTTTGGCGCCAAAGGGTACATGAGCTTAGAATGTGGCACTCGCGCCCCAAAGAACGCGTGCACCGACTTAAGAAGAGAGCTGTAGTGGAATCCATGTCGTATGAAGATTTGATGGACAAGACCAGAGTACCTGAGTGCAAGGCCACCTTTTCAGACAAATTTGACAGAGCGGCAGCCAGGTCGATATATGGCACGACGGTGGAGCACTATGTGCGCTCATCATATGTGTTCTCCAGAATGGAAGCTGGGCAAGCTGGCGTGTCTGAATTGTGCGGCAAGCTGAGAGATGATGAACAGGCCACCATGGACGAACAGTTGATGAACGGCGGTGGACATGTGCTATGCGCTGATCATATCGGCTTCGATGAGATACACAACCTGTTATTCCAGCATGATTGTGTCAAGTCTGTGCGTGGGGGGTGCGGGCCTGTGGCGAACAGAGACATAGCGGCTGATTGGGCTCGCGAAGTTGACTGGGTGGCCGAATCCTTGTTGAACCAGAAAGTGGTGGTGCCACAAGTGGGTGAATTCAAGGTGGTTCAGGGCATGTTCACGGGAATGCGTGGCACATCTTGCCTCAATGATAGGGGACATGTGACTTATTGGAGATCCGCTCTGCGAGTTGTGCGCATGGCTGGTCTTCATAAGTTGCGAGTTAAAGCCTGTCGGATAAGGGGTGATGACGTAATGGCACGTATGGACAGCTGGGTATCCTGTGCTGCCACATTAGCTGCGCTGACCGCTATCGGTTTCAGGCTGAATCCGCTCAAGCAGCTAATCTCCAAAGAATACGGTGTGTTTCTAAGGGTGATCTACTCAAAGGGTGCGATGAGAGGTTATT